GCAACTATAGCAGAGTAATCTGCCGTACTCCTAGTAGATGATGCCGGGTCAATCCCCATAAAAATATTTACAGGAATCTTTTCCTCAATTGCCTTCCCGTTCTTCTCCTCCATATCCAAAAATGCCTCCTGATCCTCATTATGAGTGATCTTTCCCTTGTAATACTGGAAGTATTCCTCCCTGAAGAGCTGATCTTCATCACCGATTATCTGACACAGGTACTCACGGTAGAATACCGATACTCTGTTAATGGATTCAAGCTCTTCTTTCTTTTCCAGAAGACTCTTTATGGGATGCCATTCCTCCCATAACGAGATATTCTTCTTTAGGCTTGGAGCAAAATGCATGTTGGTCCAGCCTTTCATTTCCTTAAGCGTTTCCACCATGCACCGCTGGTGCTGTGGCGTTCCGATGATCACTATCCTGCCATGCATCGGGTCAAGTGACGGAACCGCAGACTGCAGCAGCCATCTCAGATTCACTTCCATCGCCTCTGATGTCTTGGTGTTGTTCTCGTCCTCGGGGTCGTCCACAATGATCATGGTGGGACGCTGATTCCCTTTCTTTATTCCCCTCAGCTGCTGTCCTGTGCCCTTGCATACGATCATAGAGCCGTCCTTAAGCTCTATCTCGCTCTTAGACCACTGCCTTGCAGAGTGCTGTCCCCAGTATCCGAAGATAGACCTGAAATTGCCTGAATAGTCAAGCGTATCCTTGATGGTTCCAAGCAGTTTAATTGCATGATCCTGTGTTCTGGATACCAAGACTATGAGTTTCTGCCCCTCATGGAACATGAGATGGTAGAGAGGAAATACACCGCCTATTATAGACGATTTGGCGTGTCCACGAGGGGCTATTATATTTATCTGCCTTTGCGAACTGTCCATTAGGGCGTTCGCTATTTTATAGTGAAACTTGGGCGAAGGGGCGGAGAACATATTAGGCATGGTCACTTTACCAAACAGCACCATATTGCCCAGCATCTTCTTTTTGATCTTATTCTGCTGGCTCATCTTCCTCTATTTTCCGGGATAGCTTCAGCGACTTCTCTTCCTTGGCTATGAGATCGCCTATGTTGCTCGAAACATCAAGCTGAAACATATCCGTAATGATTTTCTTGCTGGGTTTCATCTCCAGCAAATCCATAAAAACATCTGAAATCTTGATCATATTAGTTACATCCTGCTTATTCCTTGCTATATCCAAACCTTCCAGCATGGTGTCAAGCACTGATGAACTGTTGATCCCCTTATCTGAAAGAACTTCCCTGAGTTTTTTCTCTACCATCTTCTTTATCACCTCCTGCTTTAATACCCTGCGTACCGTAGCTGCAGGGTTCTGCTCATCTGGGCGGTAAATCATCCCTAGTTGATTGTAATCCACCTTTCTGGTGGAAGTTAATTGCCCTACGTAGGCATTAACAAGATTCTTTGTACGTGTCATATTAGCCTCACGCTTAACCCATCCTGTTGGGTTAGCCTGAGTATACACGCCACATGATCTATTCTTAAGATATTGTATCTTATTGGTATTTCCCGCCCAGTTAGCACCGTATGCAAGCCTTACAAATGTCTTAACCCGACCCTTTCTGTCGGTGTAGTCTTTCCTCCCTATGCACTCGCCTACATATCCGTCATCGGATAAAGCGTACTCGCCCTCATTCGCCTGCTTCCAGTGGCTGTACTTGATACCAGTATCATCAGCCTCTGAACGCTCGTATATGGCGAAAGTAATCGCTTTCCCCTTAATTTTTCTTTTTAATTTCTCCATACCTTTACTTTTTTCTCTATAATTGCTATGGTGCAAGGCTGTGCTCCTCCGTGTCCAGATACACATAATTCTTCCTATTCATAATTCCTTACTTTTCCCATGAATGTAGAATGATAACCAAAACTAATAACTCTATCTGTAATTCTATCTAATTCATCTGCTATTAACTTAAACTTACTGGAATAATTTCCATTATACATTTCCATTGACTTTCTATAAGCGTATGGTGGGTCTAACAATACAGTATCATATTTTATATTACAGTTTTTTACATAATCGTATGCATCTATATATTCATCTGCTACCATAGTTGGATCTACATCTATTCTATATTCGTTTATATTTAATTTAGTTTTTCCTGCAAATAGATTTAATACTGTTCCCCTGCAACTATCTTCCACCCACTCTTTTATTCTGGGTGACTGGAATGTATATCGCCTTAAATTAGTGGAAATGTAAGTTTGTTTCATATGCAATCGTTTCAACAGGGATTGGTGCTACAATATTCCATTTTTCAACCCTGCTGTAATCACAAACAAGCTCCCATGATCTTTTCTCAATCACATCATCGTGGATCCATCTAACGTTTTTCATACTAACTGTCATCGAACTATTCTCCTTTTTAATTTTGGTCTAACATTTTTTGAGCTTCCTTTTTAAGCTCTTCCCATTGATCTTTTTTTAAGTTTCTTGCAGTCCTTAGGAAATCATGCACTGCATAAGAATTCTTCCTAATAACCTTAATTACTTCAGGATCCACCTGCTTTGCACGAACCATTAATTTGTCAACATCAACATCCAAGGCTTCTGCAACTTTTCTTAATAGTTCTGGTGAAGGAGTAGCCTTATCCTTTTCAATGCCGGATATATGTACTCCCGTCACTTTCACTATTCTACCCAGTTCACGAACACCCATTTTCTTTTCTGTTCTGAGTCTGAATATCATTTGTCCAAGCGTTTCTTGTTTCATAATAACCTTTTTAATATATATCAGTAGTGTATAAACTTGTGTATATACACGTGTATATACTCTTAGTGTATATACTCTTAGTATATATACTTAATTAAAAGTATATATACCCGCCTTTAGCTCTTAGTGTATATATACTCTTAGTGTTAATCCTTACTCTCCCGTAATTTAATGCCCTCTATAGGCTGGTTTAGATGCTGTTCAATTATCCGGTTGATCACCTCTAACTCCGCGTCTAATACATCCTTCTCATTATCCAACTCGCTTAAATTGCGGATAAATTCGCCCTCTTCAATAATCTGCTCCTCCCATACACCGCTTATCGAATTAAACACATCGTATATTGCCTTCTTGCTCATATGCAAATATACGGAGAGTACAATCTAAAAAATATATTCAGAATGTGCGTGTGAGGGATGAGATAGACCCACCCCCCGCAAGTTACGATTTGGGGTTAGATATTAGGTTGAGTTGACTGCGGTGGTTGGTTAAGATCGTGGTGTACGCTTCACTCACCCGTCTTTACACATACCCCGCCCATGCTCACAGCTGGCATGCCCCTGCCTGCCCACTGGTCAGTCAGCCCCATGCAACAGGTGAGCGTACTCTTCCATATCATACTAATCCTTACTCAGGGTGGGTGAGTTTACTCATCATCTTACCCTTATTTGTGTTATATTAACACTAACTGAAAGGAGTTCTAATGGATAGATTCATGAACATAATTAAGACTGCTGGTTACTTCGGCATTGGCACTGTTGTCATTGCTGGTGAACAGGCTGTTAAGGGTTACAACTATGCTTCCAAGGTCTGCTGTTACACGGTAGACAAGGGTAAGGCTAAGGTATCCGAAAGTACCAAGGTCGAGGTTGAAGTTGACCTGTTTACTGCATAGGATCATAGGGGCTGGGAAACCAGCCCTTACCCTTTTATTTGCTCTTATTAACTAACAACAGGAGATAATAATGCTTGATACATTACTAGTGATAGGTTATTTCACTATTGGCTTTCTAATGTACTATGTTGTGAAATATCGCAGGAAGATGAGCTCACTTACAAGTGAGCTTTCGATACTTAAGTGTGATCATCGCAATGCGATAAGATATACTAAGGAACGATATGGTATTGATGTAAGTAAGCGAATATGATGAAAGAGGGTAGGCACATTGCTTACCCTTTTTTTCCCTGTTATTAACCCGAATTTTCAAATAAGGTGTCTATTCTATTCTTACCCTTTTTTTTGTGTCTATAAACAAAACACGAAAGGAGTGAATTATGGACTACTTTGAACTACTCAAGTCAAAAGACCTAGAAAATATAGTGAATGCTCTTGATCTTACTAAACTCAATGAGTACAGCCAGAATACACGTATTATGGTCTGGGCTTACAATAAGATTGAGTCAATGCGTAAACAAGTGAAAGAC